AAAGAACAAGCCCTCATTGGTTTAAGGCTTCTAATAACTTGAATATACGTGTCTGTCTTGTCGGCCTTAAGAAGATTAAAAGCGCGTCTGAGTTTGTCTGTTAGGTTTAGACCCTGATCAGGCACGTTTTTTCCTCAGATCAACAGATTTAAACTCTTCTGGTTCAGGTATAACAAACCATAGAACCATCCCCCGCCCATCCTTAGGCGGGGCAATGGACTTGAGCTCAACTTTAAAAGGCAAAGAGTTTATTGCCAACTCTCCTTGAGCCTCATCTTTAACTATTATAAATCTAAGCCGAGTTTGCTCACTCACAAAAGTCCTTTAGGTTGGTAGGCTAATATTCGATGGTTGAGGATTGTCAGATGCATAATTCCCACCAGGAGTAACCCCGGCTGTTCTACCCTGTCTCAGGGTCTCTACAGTAACACCAGCGTCCCCATCTACTGCATTCGTAGCATCGCCTGTTGCAGCGTTTCGAACTCTGATCTTTCCGTTCTCAACCTCAGCAGCAAAGGCAGCATTTCCATCAATTGCAGCAGCGTGTGCTGTATGAATGTCCGCAACAGAAGCCCCAACTGCATAAGTAGACGTTAATGCGGTAGACCCACCAGGATTGGGGTCCGTCCCCTCACTATTAATGTCTGACCAAACATGAAAATCTCCTGATGCAGAACTAATAGTAAAAAACGTATCAAGCAATGTAGATGCAACTCCAGCCGTTCCAACCGACACAGTTATTGAACCTGCACCAGTATCGCCCGTATTATGAGGAACAGGATTAACAGTCACACCCATTAGATCTTGAGTAAATAAAACCGTTCCATCAGTGTTGTCTAGAATCGTCACATCTGTAAACGATGCCGCTATTGCAGCTACGACAGCAGCAGCTACTTCGATATTAGTATCATCCGTTGCAATATCAGCCTCAATCTTTGTAGTAGCAGCGGTGAAAGCAGCCCCTGTAGGTGCGGTAGCATCGTCATCAACATCAAGCCACACAGCAAAATCATCACCCGCTTGATTCTCAAAAGTAAAATAATCTCCTTGTGCAGCAGCGGACTCTGCAGGAAATGTAATTGTGGTAATTTCTACTGTGCCCGTATCAGCCAATGGAACAGTAACCAACGTTTGCTCAGCAACATCAGATTCTACTGTGGCCAATGCATCGATAGTCTGCCCTGGTAAAAGTGCTGGCATAACTTCCTCCTATATTAAAAGTAAAGGGGCTGTTGGGCCCCCTATAATTAGCTTAGTGATGGAGCTAAATATTCCACCATGAAAATCACCTTACCAGCCGTTAAAGCATTGCCTGCAATGGTTACACTAAAGTCGCCATCGTCTGCATTCAACACATTCACATAAAGCATGTGGTCATTGGTGTCATCCCACAAAAGTGCAGCATTAAGATCCCAACCATTAACAAGAAAGTTGGCTACCAAAGTCGCCTCTGCAATAGCAGTTCCAGAATAACCATCTGGATCATCGTCATTGCCCCACGACATTGTTGAAGTAGATCCCACAACAGCTGTGATCACTTTCGCAGTCACAGCAGTGATAATAGATCCTGTTGGAATAGGTAGCTTTCCAGCTTTTGCGCTAAGGAAGATTTCTCCCGTGGCCCCACCATCTACAGCGAAGTCATAGATATATTCCTGAACTCTTTTACCATCGTTTAAAAAAGATGCCATCTTATCCTCCGTTATGAAATAGTGACAACTCGCGTGTCATCAAGTTGTTTGGTCCCAAATAGAGACGTTAGGTTTACTCTCTCAGCTCTCTTACCGTCCACACCAAGGTCAAATCTTTTAACCTCAGGGTTTTGTTGAACAGCCATGGTCAAGTAGCTTGGATGAAAGAAGAATGATACTGCAGCAGCTTCAGTAGTTAACTTAGGTCTAAACCCAAGAATGTTGTTTCCACCAAACGATCCACTCTCAAGAGGCGATCCAGCAGGAACAAAGTCTCTAGAGGTAAATCCCGTGATATTAAACAAGTCATTCCACTGAGGAGCATCAAGAATCATACACCTGGTTCCATCATCAGGAACATCCTGACCGTCTAAAAGCTCTTTAGCTTCGAGAATATCAGCAAGCGCCAACGTGGTTCCAGAATCGTATGCAATTTGATGATCAGGAGTAGCTGCACTAGGAATAGTGTCCCCGATGATAATAGATTGCATCTTTTTCATTACTGCATGAAAAGTAAGGTCCCTTAACTCATTAGTAGAATCAATTGACTGAAGCAATGCTCTATCGGTGATGATGTAGTCTTTCGCAACTTGATGATTGATAACCAATGCTTGACCAGTAACTGTAACAGCTTCTGCGTCAACCTTTTGATCTTCAGTAATTTCTTCAGCCTCTGCAAATTGAGGGACTGTTGAAATATTCACCTGGTCACCAAGAGCGCGGATTTCACCTTCATAGGATCGATCCACAACATCATTGAATGGAAGTTTCTCTAACAAAACTCGATAAAATGCCGCACTCCACAGTTCGGGAGTCAGTGCATCGAGTTCCACACTTTTTCTCATAATTTGATCAGCCATATTTTAACCTCCGTGTTAAAAAGCGCGCTTTGAAGCGGCAAGCTGTTGATTAAACTTTGGAAGAAGTTCCTTATACCTCTGGTAATCCTTCCTCTCTAAATCCACCATATATCGGGCAGTCAATGCATCTGGCTCAGCTGGTGGGGCACCGCCTCCACGCGTATTAATATTCAAGTTATTAGAAGCCTTAAACCAATGAGGGCTTGTTCTTTTTAGCTCTTCTACAAAAGTGTCAGCACCATGAACCAAGGTTCTACCCTGATCCGTTTTTTCTACCTGCACCTTGGAGAGATCTAAAAGTTCAAGATCCTTCTCAGCCTCTTGTCTAATTCCAGCCCTGAGCGCTAATGCTCGAACCTCACTGAATTTCTTGTCATGAAAATAACCGTCGCTAAAATCACTCAAAGAAGTCTCAGCACTTTTCCTGAGCTGCACCTCTGACTCATAAAGAGACTTGTAATCGTCTTTATCTTTTAAGGATTGAGTTGTATTAGCCTCTAGAGCGTCTTTTGCTTTTTTGGCCTCATCCTTATAACGAAACATGTCATCTTTGTATCGCTCAAGGTCACTGACCTTCTTTTGCAATTCCTCAAATGAGGGAGTCTTGGGCTTTGTAGACGAATCGTCTTGAGTATCTGCTGTTTTTACAGCATTTAGATTTTGACTAGTCTGGGCACTACCCTCACTAGTGGAAGCACTGCCTCCAGTTACATCCTTGTCCATATATTCTACCTCCATGGTATGGTTTATGTAAAGCTTGTCAATTATTTGAGTATTTTTTCAAATCTTTTCAAAAAGTCTTTAATCATAATTTCTTTAGCCGCTTTGTTGATGGGGGCTTTAAATTGTTCCTCTCCAACCGGGATAATGGGCCTTCTGGCATTACCAGTGCCATCCCTATGGAATTTTTCAAGTTTTATTGACCTTCTATCAAAAAATCCAATCCTAAGTGAAACCTTCCTAGCGAACCCCTTAACTTTGAATTTTAATTTTTTAAGGAATTTGCCAGATAGTTTGAGATTGACTGGTCTGATCGCTTTGCCAGCAAACAAACCCACCTGGCTCTTGATCTGTTTTTTGTAGGACTTACTATAAATCCTAAGGCGTTCCTTTTTTATAGGGTTCTTTCCTTTGGAAACCATATCAAGCATCGTGTTAACTGTGGTTTTCCCGATCTTTTTAGCTGTGTCCCTAGTAACTGGTTTAGATACAAGTCTATTCATTCCCTTGATTTTTTTAAGGTCTTTGATCCCTCTAAGGGATTTTGTTGTGACTCCATCTAATCTAAACTTGAAAGCCATTATTTAAACCCCTTCAGGATTGTTCTAACCTCATCCCATATGTCTCTACGCAGTGTCTTTTTACCTCTAGGAATGAATTCTCTAGAGAATGATGGTCTGGTTCTAAGTTTCCCGTAAGTGCCCCTATTATTACCGTCGGCCTTTCCAGCCTGTGGACCAGCTACCTGTAAAGACAAAGATTCCCCACCCTTCTTTTTAATTACGTTTAGCGCATCGAGTAGGTCACCCTTTAATTCTAGGTCGGATATATTAGATCCCTTTATTTTGGCATATTCTTTTGTTAAAGCCTTTTTCCAGTTCCCACCACCCACAGGACTTTGAGATGCATTAATTGAAGCTAATACAGCAGATAATACGAAGTCTTGGACTGCCTTACGTGCCTTGGCCCTGTTGTTTTCAGGAACCTTTATCCCTGTTGTTTGGAAGGGATTAAACTCGAATGCAACCTTCTTAACTGCCATCCTATTCCTTATTTAAAACCGAACTAATCTGATTCATCAATTTGTATGCTTTTTTTTCATCTGATTTATACAGGCTATTCAAATCTAGGGTTCTATACATTCTAAATGTCCACAAGAACTTAAACACATCTACTTGTTTTTGTGTCCAATAGTGCATTATCTTGTTGCCAACTACTTCAGTTTTTTTGGGTTTTATGATGAGAGATCTTCTTGTTCCAAGCCTTCGTTGGTTTTTAAACCAATTTTGACCACACCCAATTTCCTTAATGACATCTGAACTACTAATCATTCAATTCTTTTTCTAGCCAAGTAAAGAGCTGTTTGGTTGTTTTGAATACATATTCATCACCACCCTGTTTGGCTATATATCCATTCTCAGCTTTTCTGATTTCAATACTGCACAGCGTAGTGTTAAAAGTATCAGTGCTGACCGATACATACCCAGTGGTAAGTGGCAAGTCTGTTCTCGAGGTCGTAATATTATTATCCATTGTTTTCTTCCTCTTCCATGTCCACATCATTATCTTCCTCGGTATTATCCATTAGTTGATTTGTAAACCTTTGAGCATTTTCCATTCTCTCTTCTAGAATTTCCTTCATCTTTTTCTCAGCATCTTTATTAGTAAGATCTGGATTGTCTATCTTTAGAAGGTCTAGCTGGGTATTAAGACCCAATTTCTTTCTACGCTCCAAGTTACCCAGCTTTTCCTCTTCTGTAATGGAGGGTTTCATTTCATTGAATTTAACTTTAAGATCAACGTCTGATAGTGTTCCTATGTCAGTAATCTCGTCAATAGCGGCTTTTTTGGTAATTAACACATCAACCCATTTAGAAATTATTAACCATAAGAAGCGCTCACATAATTTAAATGTCTTCTCGGCATCTAGCATTGAGTTATTAGCCTGACTCATCTCGACAATTGCTGCTATTCCACTAGGGAACGTTGCAGCATCTAGTTTTCCTGCGATGTTTCCTGGAGCTAAGTCATTTGTGGACATCAGAAGAGCTACATATTGCTCAATACTCTTCATCCATTCAGCTATAGGAGGATTGGCAGATACGTATTCAAAGTTGGGAACAGGATCACCCTCTTCAAAATTAATAGCAATCGCAGTATGAGGACCGCCCTCTGCTAATTGTTCAACTACATTCTTTCCAGAGATAAATGGTTGTCCCCATCCCTGGATATACATAATCGAATTCATATCAGTGATTTGTTGGTTTACTAGAACACAACCGTCAACCAAGTCATCACCACCCTGAGCCCAGAACTGACCATCTTGATCACTTGTTACATTACAAAAGGGGAGCATATTAATAGGGTTTAGATTATCTTCTGGTCCCATTTCCTTCAGAATTTCACCCGATTGATTTGTAGTGAAATGGAAAGTCTTGTTCCACCAAATGAACATTCTCTCCTCACTCATTCCACTGTCTTCAGGAGAGTCAGCAATGTTTTGATCAACCCTGTCCCCTTGATGGAATTGAGGAACAATGCCTCGTTCATTCCGACCATCAGATACGTCTGAGTCTTGCAAGGATATATTTCTATTAAGGTTTCTTTCTAGGAACTCTGACTGAATGATTACTCTT